GTTCGGTGATGACACGGTGATACTCAGGGATGACATGCTTTCGCGGGATGAGATTCGCCCCATCGTATGTGAGTCGTCCGTTTATGTCAGTCGTGATTCCCCCAAGCTCAATGAGTGAGTGTCCCCAGTAGTTGGCATCGAGTGCGAACTTCATCAGCAGCTTGAACCACGATGTGTTGAAGTATTTGGCAGCCTCTTCGTCTTCATCGCCATTCTCGTTAACCAGTTTGAAGGAACGAGCCATGACGAATCCCTCGCGTTGCTGTATGCAGCCGGAGAGATGCAGATCTATCTCCACATCGCGGTAGATGTCGTAGAGGAACTGACGGTTCGGGTTGTCAATGTTAATGGCGCGTTGCCATGCCTGCCTCCAGTCGCCAATATCCTTACGGGTAAGCGAGTCGGTGGTGCGCTGAAGCTCCATGACCGTTTTCTTGAAACTCCTGGCATCCTTCTTAGCGAGGCGTAGCGTACCGAACGGTGTTTGCACCAAAGTCTTGTTCTTTTTGTCTTTTCCCATAATGATTACCAGTTATGACGTAGTTTCTTCTGACTTCCATATACCAGCGGAAACCCGACAGGGTTGCCGTTCTCGTCAATGGCGAGTGGCAAGTCAGGTATGATCTTACCAGCCTGTACCCCTTCCAGCCACTTGATGGCACGCTCGTATCGTTCCTTTCGTATCTCCATGCCCATCTTCTGCGGTGCAGATGCAGCCATGTGATATAGTGCGATGTCGCAGGTGTACATTACCACGAGTCTGTTGCGCTGAGTACCAGTAGCCTCGAATATGGCCACCGTATCATATTTTGGTCGGAGGTAGCCGCTGATTTCCTCGACTGCCTCAGTCTCGGCATTGGCACGATTTTCCGTGCTGACCTGAGATATCACCCTCAGAGCCTGCTCGCCGATGACCACCTTATAGTCTTCATCCGTGATAAACATAGCAGTACTTTTACATAGTTATATACAATGCCTTCTTCTCGATGTCCTGAACAGTCGTTCCCTTGCGGAAAGTTCCGTTGGCGATAAGCAGCCTTATCTCATGCTTTGAGACAACCATGAGTTTCTTGTTAAAGACAAGCACCATGTACTTACGGTGCGTTATGTGATGGAATTTATCTGCCTTCTTGACGGCACGCTTGAAGCGGAAGCCGAATATCAGTTCTTTAATCAGTTGGAACATATTACCATTGGTTTTTAGAGGTCGGACGCTTGCCGAACCTCGGTGAATAAATCTGTTGTCTTGTATTCTTCTGGAGAATATAGATAGCACCCTCATCAGCATCAGGAGCATCATCATTGCCTGCCATACCCTTTTCGAATGCAAGGAGCTGGTCGAGTCCGGCTTGCATGTCAGGATCATCCTTCTGTGACAGGTCGTAGAACACGAAACCACGTTCCCATAGCGGACTTATGGCTTCGACTCTCTGGAACTTGTCGGGTTTCTTACGTGTATCGCCTGTAATAGGGAGCTGGTAGCCTCTCAGATTACCCTCGGTCGTGAACTCGTCGAGCAGGATGTCCTGCATGAATGAAGCCTCCATTGCAAAGCGTATGGCTATGCCAGCCTCGCGGCTCCATTCGTAGAGGTCATAGCACCATCGGACAAGTTCCGCAACCGAAGCCTTGCGCACGAATGCGCGTAGATGCCACAGCTTTGTCCCCTGCTTTCCCCAGAGCTTAGCAGCCTTGGTATCGTTGCTCTTCTTGGATTTCCACGAAGGGTCTATGTAGAGGACGAATTCAGAGAAGTCCTTCCATGCAGGTCGCTTAGCCCATCTGATCCACTCCTGACGGAATACCGTGCCCTCCACGATCGGGTTGTGCATCATCTCCTTGTTCCATGCACGGAAGCCAACGAATTCAGCATACTCGCGTGCCTCCTCCTTAGTCCATTTCTCCTTCCATACTGGGTTTCCGTCGCTATCAACTGCATAGACGGTAGAGACATGCACGCCCTTGGTGGCGCAGATATTCGCCAGGACGGAAGTCTTGGAAATAAGGTTACCGACCATGAGGAAACGACCACGACCGACATCGAGAGCACCGAAGAGAGCCTCCTTCACCCAGTCGGTAAGCTCACGGACACGTCTCTCGTTACGGCAAAGCTCATCATCATCAAGGTCATCGATGACGATGTAGTCAGGTCGTGCCTCACGTTTGTGGAGACCACGAGGTGACTGTCCACGTCCACATGCAAGGAAATGCACACCGTCCTTCGTCGTGAACTCACCTTCCGTCCAGTCACCGAGAGAAATCTGCTTGCCGAAATCGGCAATGATGCGCTTGTTATACTGGAGCTCTGCCTGAATGTCGCCCAGAAGACGGTCGGCACTATCCTCAGACTTTCCGACTATCACCATGAAATTGATGAGCCGTTTAGGCTGGAACATCAGCCATAGAGGCATGAAGATGTCGAAGTGGGTTGACTTTGCATGACCTCGTGGCCATTTGAATACCGCCTTGAGGTTTGGGGTGTTCTTGACCTTCGCTGCAGCAGCATTATGGAAAGGAGCGTTGTGAATGATGCGTATCGGTTCACCTGTTACCTTGTCGCGGAGAGTGAGGAAGTGAGGGAAGTAATACTCACAGAAAGCAGCATAGTCTTTCTGGAGCCGACGTATGCGCTGTTCCTTCTGCGTGGCGTTCTCACGTACAAGGCTTGCAGTATCCGTAAGGTTCTGGATCTGCCTACAATGCTCGCGCCATTCCTCCTGTATTTTCTTAAGTTCCGCTATTGATGCCATGATGTATGCTTAGAGTTCTGCTGATGGAGCCATCTTCTCCATGAGGAATTTGTTCTGGTACTTGTTGATAGCCTTGATGAGTTCGGGGGTGATCTCAGGGTTGTATGTAGCCTGATCCTGAATCCATCGGTTGAATGCCATGAATACCTCGATAGCATCGATGACGTTAGCCTTCTTGTCGAGCTTCTCTATTGTAGCCGATAGCTTGGAGAGCTTGTCGGCAAGAGTGCCGATAGCCTCGGGGTCACCGGACTCGTTGACCTGCCCGATGAGCTTGTCGATGGCGAGGAGAAGTTTGTTGACCAGTTCGGGGCGTGATATGTTCTTGGCTGCTCGTGCCTCCTTCCATCCGTCGGCTGCACACCACTTGGAGACGGATTGCCTTGACACGCCCAACTGTTCTGCAATCTCCGTCAGTTCCATGCCGGAGAGGTACAAAGACCTTCCGAGCGGTTTCTTTTTTTCAATTTCTGCCTTTGTCATAATGTGTGTGGTTAAAAAATTACTGCAAAGGTGATCATTTTCAGACAGTCGAAGAAAAAAGAGAGCAAGCGTTTCATAGAAGTGTGCAACCATTTCATACATTTTTTGTAATGTGAGGGAAAATGACAAACTTTGCATCGTTAATAATCGCAGCTGTGTCGTGGACACAGCATAAAGAACAATGTTTATGAGCAAGACAAAACGAGTTAGAATCAGTAACGAAAGCCTGAACAGCTACGGTACGCGAGTACTGACCGCAGGAATGAACGTGGATCAGTACAACCGCAACCCAGTACTTCTATATATGCACCAGCGCGGTCAGGTTATCGGTTGTGTGAAAGACCTCCGCGTGGAGGGTGACGAGGTGACGGGTGAACTTGTGTTCGACGAAGCCACGGAACTGAGCCAACGCTGCAAGAAGCAATACGAGTTCGGCAGTCTTAAGATGGTTAGCGTTGGCATTGACATCCTGGAACTGAGTGAAGACCCCAAGCTTCTGGTGCAAGGTCAGACAAGTCCGACCATTGCCAAGAGCAAGCTGTTCGAGGTATCGCTTGTGGATATCGGTGCGAATGACGATGCAATCGTACTGCAGAAGGACGGCAAGCGCATAGAGTTAGGCAAGGACGGCGGTGTAGAGTTACCGCTGCTGCATAATATTAACAACAATCAAAAAACAAAAACAATGGATCAAGAGAAGTTAGCCCTTCAGTTGGGCTTGCCCAAGGATGCCGATGAAGCGACCATCACCGCTAAGCTGACCAAGCTTCAGGCAGACAATGCAGAGGCAGAGACCCTGCGTCAGGAACGCGACACCCTTCGTGCCGCCCGTATTGAAACCCTCGTGAATGCTGCCATCGCCGAGAAGAAAATTGGTGAGGACAAGAAGCAACAGTTCCTTGACCTCGGTAAGAAGGTTGGTGCTGAGGTGTTGAAGCAGACATTCGATGCAATGTCGCCACAGGTGAAGCTCAGTAACCTCGTGTCTGGTGGCGGAGCGTCAGGTGCAGGTAGTGCCGAGTACAAGAAACTGAGTGATGTGCCAACAGATAAGCTGGCAGAGCTCAAGGAGAAGAATCCTGCCCAGTACAAGAAACTGTATAAGGCAGAATACGGATTTGAATGTGAAATTTAGTGTTTAACCAACAAAAGAGAAAAAGACAATGATTCGACTTTTAACAATGTTGATCGCGGTTCTGGTGAACTGCGTGATGGGTAGCACCTTTGCTGCCATGGTCGGCATTAACCCCGTAGTGGGTGCCGTCGGCCTGAATGTAGTTGCCGTCACTCTCGGCAATGTGTTCCCAGCCGGAAGCCTCCGTGCCGGAGTCTATACCGAGATCTGGACAGGCGAGCTTGTGAAGCACCTTCGTCGTGGCCTTGAGGCTACATGGCTTGATGGTATTCCTGACAGTTCAAGCATCGTGAACAATGACGTGATCCACCTGGTGGAGGTAGGTGTTGATCCTGACGTACTGGTAAACAACACAACCTATCCTATTCCTCTCCAGGCACTTGATGACGCAGACATCGCCATCCAGCTTGACAAGTTCCAGACCAAGGTGACACCTGTTACAGACGATGAGCTCTATGCTATCTCCTACGACAAGATGGCACGCGTCAAGGAGAGTCATGGTAATGCCATTAACGATAAAAAGTTCGCCAAGGCAGCACATGCGTTGTGTGCACAGAGTAATACAGCCACTACCCCTGTATTGGTAACAACAGGTGAGCGCGATGCAGACACGGGACGTATCAAACTATGTGTGCAGGACATCATTAACCTGAAGCGCGCGCTTGACAAGCTGAAGGTGCCGGCCGACAACCGCCGACTTGTATTGTGTCCTGACCATGTGAACGATCTGCTGGAGACCTCTCAGGTGTTCAAGGAGCAGTATAACATCAACCGTAATGACGGCACGGTAGGCAAGCTATTTGGCTTCAACATCTACGAATTCGGTAACAATCCGCTTTACACCACCGCAGGTGTGAAGAAAGCCGTAGGTGCATCAGCCTCTACTGGTGAGTTCCAGTGCTCATTCGCATTCTACGTGCCACGTGTGTTCAAGGCAACAGGCTCGACAAAGATGTATTACAGCGAAGCATCCACAGACCCTGAGTATCAGCGCAACAAGATCAACTTCCGTCACTACTTCGTATGTATGCCAAAGAAGGCCGATGCTGGCGGTGTGATCAGAAGCGGATATCAGGCAGCAGCAGTTCCTGAAGGATAAGTAAAACCCCATAAATTTGAAGAAAATGAAACTTATAGTAAAGAGTATTTTCCGTGACAAGACAGATCATGTGACAGTCTATAAGCCTGACACCATTCTGGAAGTGAAGGACAAGGAGCGTGCCGCCGACCTTATCAGTCGTGGGCTATGCGCTGAGTACAAAGGCAAGAAAGCCGCTGCCATAACACTTGGCGAAAAGGCTTCAGCCGAGGCAGAAGTAGAAAAAGCAGCCCCTGCGGAGAAAGCAGAGGAAGCACCTGCTGAAGCATCCACCGAAGGTACAACCTCAAAGACCGAGGAAGCGGAATGAGCAAGCCGATGAAATATCTTGTAATCCACTGCACCGCCACGAAAGCAGGTCGTGAGGTGAGTTCAGATGAGATCCGCCGCTGGCACACTGACCCGGTATGCAAGGGTGGTCGTGGCTGGAAGCAGGTGGGTTACACAGATATGATTCATCTGGACGGTCGTGTGGAAAGGCTTGTCAGGAACAACGAGGACGCCAATGTGGATCCGTGGGAGATTACCAACGGCGCGAGTGGCTACAATGCCATCAGCAGGCATATCGTCTATGTCGGTGGTGTCGATGCCAATGATGTGAACAAGGCAAAAGACACACGTACACCTGCACAGAAAGAAGCCCTGAAGCGCTATGTACGGGACTTCCACATGCGTTTCCCGCAAGTGAAGATTATCGGCCACAATCAGCTGGCAAGCAAGGCTTGCCCGAGCTTCGATGTCCCTAAGTGGCTGAAGGAAATAGGAATCAACCAAAAATAAGACAGATGGAAATGGAACTCAGTGAAATCCTCAACGTGGTTCTCGGTGGCAGTCTTGTAGGTTCGCTCATCTCCATCATGACCATCCGCAGTGCCCTGAAGAAGGCTCGTGCGGAGGCAGAGAAGACAGTTGCCGAATCCGATACGGTGAAGATAACGAATACTGAGCAAGCCACCCGGATACTGGTTGAGAACATTGTAAAACCCTTAACAGAGGAACTGAATGAGACAAGAAAGGAAATTGGATCGATCAAGCGTGAGGTCGCACGTCTGCGCAAGGCTATCGACAGTGCTAATAGTTGCCGCTACAACGCTGACTGCCCTGTGCTTGAGCGGATGCGCGTCACACCGAAGGAGCGTGACGGTTGCAACCAGAGAGCAGGTGCTTGGGTCGATACACGCAGACAGCGTGACCCACCTCACATTGGATACAGGAAGCGAGTACACGGCAATAAGGACGGAACCGCTGAAAGTACCGATGTCGGAGGTGAGCCTGACGATACCGACGGACAGTCTCCATAGGCTTCCGAACGGTGCTGCCTACAGTAAGCGTAGCGGGCGTGTAAGCGTGAAGGTGACGCGCAAGACCTCCACTCCGACTGGACCTGAATATATCTACGTATATGCCACCTGTGACAGTCTGCAACTCTTGTGTGAGCGCTATGAGCGTACTATCAAGAATATGCGCAGATTGTATGGCGTACAGTCAAATGGCAGCGAAATACGTCGATATGAGTCAAAATCGGAGGAGAATGAGGTAAGCGAGAAGCCTCCCGAACGGTATTGAAACGGCATTAAAATGGTATTTTATCGGACTTTTGTCCGGAATAATAGGAACAATAATCATCTTAATAAAACGAAAGAAATGAACAAGAAATTTATCTACGGTATTGCAGCCGTGAAGTTCGGCAACGATACTATCGGCTACATCGAGAAGGGTAGCTGGGACTGGGGCGGTACCAAGCCTGAGAGTACGGATGTGGAGGCGGAGCAGGTTCCAGATGCCCCCGTGCTTGTATTGCAGCAGAAGAACGGTCAGATCAGCCCTACGTTCAATCTTATACAGTTGGACTATGAGAACCTGCAGCGTGTGCTCGGCGGTACTCTGGTGACTACTGGTGAGGGACAAAACGCGACAGTCACAGGCTGGAAAGCTCCTACAAGCCTTGTTGACCTTAACGGTGCATGGACAATCGACTTTGCCAGCGGTCAGACAATGACCATCCCTAACGGTACCATCCTCGCCAATCTCGGCGGCAAGCTTACCTTGACGGAAGTGTCAAAGGTAGAGTGTCAGCTTAAGGTGATGAAACCGAGCGACGGTAGTGCACCATACGAGATCAACGATACACCATCTGAGGGCTAATGGATGCACGGGTTATAAGACAAATCCAAAGAGAGGGAGCGGAAGCATTACTGAATATGGGTGTTTCCCTCCCTCTTAAGGATTTCAGGGTACCTTTCAGAAAGGAACCTTTGCATCTGAGGCTGACGATGCACCGCCCGACGATGGCCTGTCAGATACAGATAGCGCGTACATGGCTTAGTGTGGGCATGACACTTGAGGAATTCGAGGGTCTTGACTATGACGGTCAGATGCGTTTCCTTGCCGAGCACGGCAGGAAACTGAGCCGGATGATCGCGCTGACGATGCAGCATTGGTGGCTTCCTACCTGTGTACTGGCTTGGTTTATCCGGCACTATATGAAATGGGAGTATCAGAAGGGAGCGTTTGAGAAGTTTGTTACCCTCATGGGTACGGAGGCTTTTATGCCTATTATCAGATCAGCCGAGATAGCGAATCCGATGAAGCTGAGACTGAGCCAAGCAAAGAAGGGGAGTTAAAGAGCCATTGGGAAGGTTCCCATAGCCCTTTCGGATTTATCTGGCAGATAGCGAGTGCGACTGGTTGGAGCGTGGAATATATCCTTCTCGGTGTTAACTACCAGACGCTGATAATGATGATCAGCGATGCACCTCGTTATATTGACGGTAAAAAGAAAAGCAAGAACGACAACAGGAGTGCAGAGGAAGAGGCGAATGACATAGTCGGCTTTTTCCGCAGTAATCTGAAACAATAGAGAATAGCCAATGAAACCAGTAGAGATAGAGTTCCTGATGAAGGATGGATTGAGTAGCGGTATTGACAAAAGCCGTGAAAGGATCAATCAGCTGCAGGATGCCTCTCGCAGTCTGACGCAAGTAATAGGTCAGATGGGAGAGGAAGGTGCACGTGCCTCAGAAAAATACAACAGTAAACTCGGTGATTTGCGTCAGGGTGTAGAGAAGATGTCCGCATCCCTAAAAGCGATGGGTGTGTCAGAAAAAGATACAGCCGGCGTACTTATGAGGTCAAGTGAACAGAACGTGCAATTCGTGGAGGCTCAGGTAACAAGGCTACGCGCGATGGAGGATACGCTGCGCTCAGCCTTGGAGAATGGCAACACCGCCTTGGCAGAATCGACCAAGCAAGAGATAGAAACCGTGGAGACATGGATAAACGAGGCTCTCGATGCCATCCAGAAAAATGCGGAACGGATACCGGCAATTGTCAATAAATCTACATCCACTGCTCCTATCCAACATACAGAGAACATAAAGGCGCAGCTCCGCACGCTGACCTCAGAGATTGCACGTGCAACGCTTGAATACCGCAACATGACCGATGCGGAAAGGAACTCAGCGGCAGGTATGGAACTGAAGCGCAAGCTGGAGGAAATGATTAAGAAAGCTGCCGAACTGCGTGACGCAATGGATGACGTGAACCGTCAGGTTCGTGGTGAGGCATCGGACACAAGAACCTTTGATGCCCTTACGCAAGGCTTGAACGTGATCACCTCAACAGCAGGAGCAGCAACAAGCGCCCTTCAGATGTTCGGTGCAAGTCAGGAAGATCTCGTTGCCATACAGACAAAACTACAGGCGACACTCGCCATCAGCAATGCGCTGACTGTTATCCAGAATAACCTCCAAAGAGAAAGTGCCCTGATGTCGGGAATACGCTCCATCAAGGAAAGTGCCCTTGCAACATCTATCGCTATAAAGACGGCAGCAGAAGGCAGAGGTGTCATAGTTACCAAACTTGCAACTGTCGCCCAAGCTGCTTTTAATGTCGTAGCCAAGGCTAATCCATACGTATTGCTTGGCATGGCCATACTGACCGTAGTTGGTGCACTCTTTGCATTCACGAAAGGTTCAAAAGAGGCAACCGAAGCAGAGAAGCGTCAGCTCGAAGAAACAAAGCGACTGAGAAGGCAACAAGAAGAAATGACCAATGCCCTCGGACGGGCTGCAGGAAATGTCGAAGCTAAGTACCGCTCCCTGCAGCAACAATGGAATCGTCTGAAGACCGATAGCGAGAAGAACAAGTGGATAAAGGCAAACGCTGACAAGTTCCATGAATTAGGGCTGAAGGTAAGTTCTGTAAAAGATGCCGAACAGGTATTGGTGGATATGGCTCCACAGGTGATAACCGCTCTTAAAGCAGTTGCGGAGGCAGAGGCTTATAGCGACCTGTACAAGGATTCCATCAAGACTCGTGCAGAGAAGTGGGAGCATCGCATCAAGTCACGTGCTACTGGTGATTACTATGTAAGAGCATCAGAAGGCTCTTCAATATCAGAGAAAGAGAAGGAATATCTGAAAGGACTTGGATTCCGGGACAACAAGCTTGGTGGAGATGTGGACTACTCAGATCCATTGATTGGTGATGGTGCAGTCAAGTCACGCCGTGCTATTGATGCAATAAACGAATATCGTAATAAGAAAGCCAATGAAACAAATCAAGCGCTGGAATCAAAGTATAATGAAGAAGTCGATTTCTACGCAGGCAAGTGGAAGGAAGCAGAACAGAAAGCTGCTGAGGCTCGTTCCCAGATTCCTGGCAGGTTACGTTACGATGAAAATGACAAGGACAGGCAAAAGGAGGAGGAAAAACGTGCCGAGGCACTAACCGAGTTACAGGCTAAGAACCGTCAGGCTGAGATAGAGCAGATGAAAGAGGGATCTGAAAAAAAACGCGCTCAGCTACGTTTGGACTACGACAAGGAGATTGCAGAACTCGCCAAACTTGAAAAAGAATGGCGTGCTGCCCAAAATGGTGAACTTACGGATGACCAGAAAGATGCACTTGCAGCATCAAGGAATCTTGCCAGGACAAAGCTTGAAGCCGGCGAGGCAGAGATAGCAAAAGAGGAAGCAGAACAGGAACGCAAGCATCGTAAGTCTGAGGCTCAGGCGATGGTTGAGTACCTGAAAGAGTACGGATCCTATCAGCAACAGAAACTGGCGATAGCCAAGGAGTACGCCCAGAAGATTGCAGATGTGGAAGCGTCAGAGGCAGACGAAGCCACCAAGCAATGGCAGAAGAAGAAACTGAACAAGGAGAGGCTTCAGAAGGAAGCGAGTCTTACCTTCGAGAACATCAGTCGTGGTATAGACTGGCACGCATTGTTTAGCGGTGTTGGTGATCTGACGAAGGAGATGATGTTACCGATGATGGAGCAGCTTCAGGCATTCGTGAAAACTGAAGACTACAGGAATGCTGATGCGGATACCCAGGAGAAGGTGACGGAGCTGATCCATGAGATGCGCAAGTATGTTGGTACTGATCAGAGCGTGACATGGCAGAGCCTTGACCGAGCTATCAGGGACTTCACCGCATCGGTAGCAGCCTATGATGCCGCTAAGAAGAAAGAGGATGCAGCTGTAAGTGCGCGTGATGAAGGCAGGAAACGTCTGAATGCTGGTGAGATTAACGATGAGGAATTCAAGGCTCTGGAAACTCGTGCGATGGAACTTGGTGACGCTACCGCGAAAGCGCGAGAGGACATGGAAGCCTTCGGTGAGGGGCTTAACCGCACGAGCGAGGAGGTTGCCAATTTTACGTCAGGTCTGACGACTGCCCTGAACAATGCCAAGGGTTGGGAAGGAGCAGAAGGCTTCGGTGGTGTGAAGAGTGCCGTAGGAAACATCGACCAACTGAAGGGTACACTTGACTCCATACTTCCCCAGATGGGTGAGGGAATGGCAAAGAACATAGGTACCTCTCTGAGCAGTACGATGGGCAGCGCATTGAGCAGTATGGGCAACGGACTTGGTAGCGTTCTGTCGAGCGGTCTTGGTAACATGATTGGCATCATAGCGCAGATTCCGAAGATGATCCTTGACCTTGCGAACGGCATCAAGAATTTCGTTACCGGAATACTGGAT